ATGGCGTGCGGGTTGCTGAGCCACATCATGACGGCACCGTACACTGGCACCTGCTTTGCTTCATGCGCAAAAAAGAGCGCCGTTCAGTCACCGCGCTGCTGCGGAAATTCGCCATTCGCGAAGACCGTGAAGAGCTTGGCAACAATACCGGGCCGCGCTTTAAAGCTGAACTAATCAACCCTCGCAAAGGTTCACCGACCAGTTATATCGCTAAATACGTCAGTAAAAATATTGATGGCCGTGGCTTGTCTGATGAAATCAGTGCAGAAACAGGTAAATCACTGCGTGATAGCGCAGAGAACGTCGGGGCGTGGGCGTCACTTCATCGCGTTCAGCAGTTCCGCTTCTTTGGCATTCCGGGCCGTCAGGCTTACCGGGAACTGCGCCTGCTTGCCGGTCAGGCGCTGAGAAATCAGAGCGATAAAAAAGCAGGTGCGCCCGTGCTTGAAAACGCGCAGCTGGACGCCGTGCTGGCCGCAGCAGATGTGGGCTGCTTTGCCACCTACATCATGAAACAGGGCGGCGTACTGGTTCCACGTAAACATCACATCGTCAGAACGGCTTACGAGCTTAACGACGAACCAACCCCTTACGGCGATCACGGCACCCGCATTTATGGCATCTGGTCCCCGTTAGTGGCTGGCCGCATCTGCACGCACGCAACGAAGTGGAAAATGGTTCGTAAGGCCGTTGACGTTCAGGAGGCGACAGCCGACCAGGGCGCTTGCGCCCCTTGGACTCGTGGCAATAACTGTCCCCCTGATGGAAAAATGAACATTTCAGGGGGCAATCCGGTATCTGTTGAACCTATGGAGCTGGTTGAAACGCCTCTGTATGGTCCGGCAGATTTCGACAATATGACCAGAAAACAGCGCCGGGAAATGCTGGCGTGTCTCCGGGTGGTGAAGCCGCGCAAGAAAAAGAGTTATAAGCAAGAAATTGACTACGACCAGCGGGAGCTCTTGGTAGCTGAGTTGCAGGTAAGGGGATTTACAGGTGAGGAAATGGAAATAAACCTGCTTCTGGCCGGTGGCAGTCTCAATTCAGGCGCGGGTATGAGAATTTTTTACCGGAACGGGCGGCTGCAGGAAGACGATAAGTGGCGTCAATGGATCTGAACTGATAGAGCTGGCATAAGCGAAGCCGCTAATGGCAGGTAGTAGACGCTTTATCCAATCAAAATAACAGCTTGGAATGACTGAAAATCGCAGTTTTCATTTTCAGATTAGGACCGATTGAAGGAAAAAACATTTCACATTTCTTAACGCATCTACTACTGTATGGTTATACAGTCTTTAGAGTAAAGGGAGGGTTAGATGGACACTCAAGATTTGGCACCAATAAACCGTAAGATGGCTTGCGTTCAGTTCATTGCAGAGGTGTCGCTTATAGCGAATTGCAAGCCATCCGATATGAAATTAGCAATGAGTATCATTGCAGAGCTAGCACATTCAAGCTGTGAGAATGTCCCTGAAGATGAAATTTTTTACGCCGCTGAATAACTGAGGGATCGTTATGCGTATTGAAATCATGATTAATAAACAACAAAAAATCAGCCAGGACATTCTTGCTGCACTTGAGGCTGAGCTTTACAGAAATTTCCTGCCGGTTTACCCCGATACTACTATTCGCATTCGGGAAGGTAGCGCCAACGGTGTTACGTTGAGCGGGGTCAGGCAGGACGATGACAAAGAAAATGTTATGGGCATTCTTCAATCAGTGTGGGAAGACGACAGCTGGCAGCACTGAGAAATGTCGACATCGACTTACCGTGACACACTTTTCGTTTGCGTGTTCACTTATCATAGGCAAGCCTGTTATCCTTGCGCCGAAAAAATTTATAGGTAAGTTTAAAGTAGTTACCTGAAACTAGGAATGAGTATGTACGCACAACCTCTTGAATTCATTGACAATGAAGAACTGACACTTTTGCAGCGGTATCAAACGTGTAAAGCCATGTCTAAAGGTTATGCGGCTGATTTTGAAAACGATGATACAAGGCTTGTACAGGCTCGTTCCTACTGTGTAAGGGTTTTAAAGGCTTACTGGTCATCGGTTGCTGAAAAGCACAGGGCCTCCATTGCCATAAAACCAGTTACGCCTTCTGTACCTATTGATGATGTGGCTATAGATGCTGGACTGCTGGCAGAGAGAACGGGAGAACTGATTGCTTTATTTCCAGTTGTAGATGCAGGATTTTTAATCGGTTCGATTTATACTGTCATGCTGCCTGCTGCCTACCGCTCTGAAAAAGGGGCGTATTACACTCCACCTCCACTTGTTGAACGTTTGCTGGATATGGCAGAAAAAAGTGGAGTGGATTTTTCAAAAGCATCAGTTATTGATCCAGCATGTGGAGGTGGAGCATTTCTCGCACCTGTTGCTTTAAGAATGCTGAAAAATGAAAAAGGTTCTTCACCCGAATGGATCTTCAGAAGGCTGGTTAAGCGACTCAAAGGGATTGAAATTGATCCCTTTGCCGCGTGGATGAGTTTGGTTCTTCTTGAGGCAGCTGTAATGCCTCTTTGTGTAAGTACGAAACGACGTATTCCTGATTCAGTAATTATAGTAGGTGACGCACTCATTCAGGAAGACTTAGGACAGTTTGACCTTGTAATGGGAAATCCTCCCTATGGAAGAGTGTCACTTAATCCTGAGTTACGTGCGAAGTTTTCTCGTTCGCTTTTTGGTCATGCAAACCTGTATGGGCTTTTTACTGATCTTGCCGTTCGGTTGATAAAACCTGATACGGGTGTAATTGCCTTTTTAACGCCTACTTCTTTCTTAGGTGGACAATACTTTACTTCGCTCAGAAATATTTTAACTCAATATACCACGCCATTCTTTTTCGATTTCATCTCTGATAGAGACGGTGTCTTTGACGATGTGTTACAGGAGACCATGTTGGCAACATTCAAGTCAGGCCAGCATGATAAAAAAGTTTCTGTTTCATCATTAATACCTAAGGGGCTTAACAAGGCAAAAACGGAGAACTTAGGTAAGGTTGATATCGAAAATGGTGGTAAGATCTGGTTACTGCCTCGAAAAAAAACAGACGTCACATTTATAAATAAAATCAAAAAGCTAGCTATGCGGCTATCTGATGTGGGCTATAAGGTGTCAACTGGACAACTTGTTTGGAACAGATTCAAACCACAGTTAAGACAAATTAAGAAGAAAGGCTATTATCCTCTGATCTGGGCAGAATCTGTTACGCATGAAGGATTCAAATTTAATGCGACCAGAAGAAATCATGTGCCATTTATCGAAATAATGAAAAATCAAGAATTTCTTATAACAAGAAATGAGTGTTTGCTTGTTCAGAGAACTACCTCCAAAGAGCAGGAAAAGAGGATTATGGCAGCAATAATTCCTCAGGATTTTATAGATGATTTTGGAGGGGTTGTCGTTGAAAATCACGTTAACGTAATTAGTGCTGATGCTTTGTTCTCAGGCGTCAGTGCCAGCGTCATTGAAAAAATACTCAACTCATCGACTGTCGACAGAATATTTCGCTGCATTAGCGGGAGTGTGGCTGTTTCAGCATATGAGTTAAATGCTATCCCATTCCCTGATTTAAATAAGTTAACTGAACTGCAAGGTTACATTGAATCTGGCATAAGCCCTTCTCAACTGGAAGGAGTTATTGCAAAAATATATGGAGTTTCTGCGTCATGATGATGCCCGACTTACCCCAAATAGCTGAGATACATAGAAGACTCGTAGACATATTTCCTGAAGGAACTGAGAACAGGAATTATGTTATTAGAGAAATGGCGGCTAAAACTATTTTCGTCATGCTATATGCAGGTGCTATTGACGGTAATGAAAGATGGATTAGACCCAGCCAGGTAACGGATATGGGTAATGAGCAGTCAGCTAAGCAGTCCTTAACTGAACGTACCACCTGGCTCAGCGATACTCTCTCCAAAAAAAGCACCAGGCCAATTGACGCCTGGTACGCTGCAAATTCCCGAGAGCCGGTTAGGGATGAAACGTTGAGAGGTGGTTTAATACCTTGTCATGCTGTTCTTGAAAGAAAGGGTATCCCGACAACGTCCTCTAAGCCACGATATTGCCTCAATGCTTCTTTTGCTGAGCTGTTCAACCCAGATCTGAGCAATGAAGAATTGACTCATAAGATTCAGGATTGGCAGGAAACTCACCTCAATAAAGCCGCACTAGCCAGAATACGGCTTATCAAATCAAGTATTTCCGGTTCTGATGAGAGCCTGACTGTGACATTTCCAGGCGGAGAAAAGAGAACGCTCGCGCCTGGTCCTTCAAGTGTGATTGCTAAGGAAGTTATTGAAGTTTTTGCACCGAAATTCCTTAAAGTCCCGGCAGTGCTATGGCTTTCAGAATCAGGTAATAAAGTGGTAACCCGTGATGAGCAACTTGCGAGTTCCTTGGGTCTTAAGATAGATGCCTCCAAAGCATTGCCTGATATTATTCTCGTTGATCTTGGTGAAGATAAATCGGGTTCCGATATGCTTTTCATATTCACTGAGGTAGTCGCTACAGATGGCCCGGTTAATCGTGAAAGAAAGGTCGCATTAACTAAAATTGCTGCTGATGCAGGATTTAGTAACAAAAACCTCGCGTTCTTGACCGCCTTCATGGATCGTGGCGCATCGCCTTTTAAAAAGGCTATTACAGAGCTTGCTTGGGGGTCATACGCATGGTTTGTTTCAGAACCCGAAAATCTGATTGATTTGCGCGATGGGCGTGCGATTAAACTTAGTGGTGGCTTGGATACTACCGACTGATTTAATGCATACAGTTACTGCATGAATCCGCATGATCTCAAAAGGATCTCCGACGCTCCGGCCCGCCAGTACTGGCGGGCTTTTGTTTATGTCATGCAGGTGCATGAAAACCACTGCATAAAGCGGGCAGGCGTGGCGGGGCTACGAGCGCGCGCTGATGGGGGCAGATGGTCAGAATGCGGCGCAATTTCCGGGCCGCTGGCGTCTCGGTGGGAACAGGACAGGTTAGAGGTTGAAAAAAAAGAGCGCCTCGCAGGATGGTGCTGAGGCGCTCTGGTGGGTATTTGATGAAATCAGCCATGAATGTACTAACTCAGCAAGTCGAGAATTGAAGCTACATTTAGATTCCGTACTGAAACATTGCAGTGAAGTGTCAAAGCTTGCCATTCCTTCCTTCAAAACTTTAAGCAGTAAATTTTATCGTGTTGTGCGAATTTTGCACTTGATTAAATGGCTGGCTGCAACTTAAGTTAAGTGAGCTTTTAAAGATGACGTTGTTAATTACGGTTAAAAGGTGGTCAACCCAAAACAGAACTATGAAGGATAAGTTCTGTCTAATCTGTACAGATAAAGCGCTTAATGCCGTGGCGCATCTGTGCTAAACTTCGCCGCCCCATACGGGCAGTACCTGTAAATCGTTAAGAATTGAACCGGTTTACGTGGGAAGGTTAAGGAGGTTTGTATGCAAGAGTTAGTGATGAAAATGTTCGGTCTGAATGGTTATGTGGCAGGTGGTAAGGCCATGGCTGATCGCTTAGAAAAGTCCGGAGTTAAGGACATACGCGTTGTTGGTCGCGGTTCGGTTATCGTGCATGATAACGGAGAGAAGTTGTCTCATTACCGTGAAGCAGCTAAGCGTTTTGTAGAGCAAGACGCTAATGCTGTTGCTGCAGGAAGCAAGGACAGCGACGACGACTAATGTTCGCACTTCTCATAATTCCATTGCTCGCTAGTGGGCAGATAATAATTTCCTCACCCTACAGAATCAAAACCTACTTCCGCTTACACAGATATGATGGCCAGCTTCTCTACATGAAGGTGGCCACATATGGCATATGGTGTCTGATCGCCTCTGTCTGCGCCGCTTATCTGATGAAATGGCTTGTACCTGGCTTCACTTTAGCAACATGGCTAACAGCATGGATTGACCTCAGCAATAATTCGAAAGATAACCGTCTGGCATCATGGCTGATACTTTTATCTCTGAGTATGGTTCTTGCTGCTGTGGTATGGACTCAGGCAGCAAGATTTGGGATCTATCTGGCAGCTAACATACTGAGCGGCTTCAAGAACGACAATGGACAGGTTGCCTTTTTCAAGCAGGTAATTAGATTGTCGGCGCTTAAAGAAATACTTTCTGAAGGTTCGCTGGGGCAACTGTTTTTTGATTCAGCTACCAAAGACAAGCCCGTACTGGTTAGCCTAAAAAGCAGGAAGGTTTATGTTGGCACGGTGAATATGATCAGCGAGCCGAATGAGAAGCAAGGTCCTAACCTTGAGGTCTCAATCAACCCCATAATGTCTGGATATAGAGAAAAAGATAATCTGCGGGTTCTTTTTTCCAACGATTACAGTGAGCTGGGTGATGTGGACACTAGCGTGATTTTTCCGATGAGTGAGGTCGCGCAGGCTTCTTGGTTTGATATGGATACGCATGAAAAGGTAGACAACAATCGAGAGCAGAAGCCTGTTTCTATCAGAAAAAGAAAGCGACAAAATCGGCGTTAAAAATCTAGCCCGGCGTAGCCGGGCTTTTTAGTGTCTGCTATTCAATATCCAGTACATACGGTGCAAATCGGATAACATCCTCACCCAGCCAGCTGTTCAGTTCCTCAAAGCGTCTCTGTAGTGGCATCAGTTCATTACGCACAAACACCTTGCTGGCCTTCTCAATATCACCAAATCCGCCGGTGTTGTTTGGAATGATCCCCATAAGTTGCGGCGGCACACGATGCACGGCCAGCATGTCATCGCGGCTCACGTTTTTGATGTTCAGAAACTCATCCTTTGCCGCCACCTCTGACAGCGGGATGATCTGGATGCCGTCCTTTTTCCCGTTCGGGCTGTACATAAAAAGGTTGCGGAAGTTGCCAGGGCCCTTTGCGCTTTTCATGGCGCCGCGGATATTGTCCACGTCCTGCTGGCTCTGCGCCGGGTCGGTCATGTACATGATGAAACCCGCATGGCTGCCGTTGAGGTAATACTTACGGCGGAACAGCGTAGCCGACTCATTCAGCAGCGCCGACGGAATAGCCGACAGGTAGCCCGGCAGTCCGTAAATCTCCTGATTGATGTCCGGCTCCATCAGATGAAACACGCTGCCCTTCGCAAACTCATACGGCTCCGTGTTAATGCCATAGTGCGCGTACCAGTACGTGTCCAGGTCAATGCCGCGCCGGGTGAACTTCGCCAGCGACGGCTCCAGCTTCAGCACGTTACCGAGGCGGCTGGTCCGCTTCTCCAGATAGGCATTGCCAAAAATCAGGTAATCCAGCGCAAAGCGGCTGAACGCCTGCTGGCTCAGCAGGCGGTGCGGGATAAAGGTACTCGCCAGAATATTGCACTTTACGCTGATGGGTGAGCTGTGATGCACGGCGGCGCGGAACGTGCGCGCCAGCCCGTCAACGCTTACGGGCGGTTCATACCAGCGGTCATTGATAACACACTCCACGTAGTCCAGCAGTTCGCGGCGGTCCAGCACCGGGATCGGGTCGCCAAAGGTAAACGCCTCCGACGCTGCCCTGCTGGTCATGTTATCTGGCTGCGGCACGGGCTGCGTGCGGGTGCGGTTCCTGCGTTTGCTCATCAGTAAATCTCCACAATGTTCTGCGTGTGTGCCGCCTGTCCCTGCAGCGGCTCGTTTGCCAGCGCGTGCATGGTCGCCCAGGCTAAATCGCCGTGGCTGACTTCTTCGCTGCGGCTGGTTTCATAGGTCGGACGGTTGCCGCTGGCCGTGGTGGCCTTGCGGATAGACATGAATGACTGCGCGATGTCGAGGTGGCTGGCGTCAAACTCCAGCCGCCCGCTGGCGATGGTGTCGTAAGCCTTCAGCACCAGGGCGTTTTTCACGTTCGGGTTATAGACAAATTCTTTCACCTGCGGGAAGAAGGCTTTGACGTTCTCATACACGCCCAGCCCGACGCCGGTGGAGTCGATTCCGATATAGGTCACGTTATACTGCTGCGTCAGCGTTCTGATGGCGTCAGCCTGCGCACGGAAGTCCATCCCGCGCCACTGGTGGCGCTCAAGGATACGGAACTTACCGCCCGGCACGGCGGGCGGTGCCATGACCACGCATCCGGCGCTGTCGCCGTTCTGCGTTCCCTTCGCCGGGTCATAGCCGATCCACACTTCTTTCCAGCCGAACGGGCGCAGCGCCAGCGCCTCAAAGTCGCTCCAGACTTCCCAGCTGTCTACCATGCACTTCTGCAGCATGGCCAGCTGGAACACAGACGCCAGATCGTCCATGAAGACGCACATCAGCAGGTTCTGGTAGTCCTCCGGGCTGTAGCGCGTGCGCAACTGCTCCAGGTCAAACAGGTCACAGCCGCCGCGCACTGCATCTTCAACCGTGACGATCTGGCGAAACTGTCCGTCTTCGCAGAGGCGACCGGCGGCCAGTGACTGATGGCTGAGATCGATATCAACCCTGTCCGCTTTGGCCCGGCCCTTGTTGAACTGCGAACCAGACCAGAACGGATAGGCGCTGTGCGTCAGGCTGGACGGGGTGGAAAAGTAGGTTTCGCGCCACTTCTTGTGCAGCGCCATGCCGGACGCCACTTTCTGCAGTTCCTGAAACTTCGGAATCCAGAAATATTCATCCAGGTACAGGTTGCCGTGATAGCTCTGCGCGGTACGGGCGTTGGTGCCTAAAAAGTACAGGCACGCGCCGTTACTGAGCGTCATCGGGTCGCCCTTCAGGTCTACGTCCACCTCGCGGGCAAACTCGATAATGTACTGCTTAAAAACGTGCGCCTGCGCCTTACTGGCTGACAGGAATATCTGATTGCGCCCGGTGGTCAGCGCATCGATCAGCGCCTCGCGGGCAAAAAAGAAGGTCGCACCAATCTGGCGCGACTTCAGCAGATTGCGTACCGAATATTTATTTCCGGCTTCCCACCACTGGCGCTGATAGCCGAACATCGAGCTGTGGAAAACCTCCTGCAGCTTCTCAATCTGTTCGTCGCTGAACAGGTTCTTTTCCGGGGGCTTACGCGGGCCTTTGTTCCGGTTCTCAACGTTCGGGTTGAGGTCCGCTTCATTGCCGCCGTTGCTGAATTTACCGATCCGGGCGTGGCGCTCTGACTGGCGCGCCAGCAGGTCGATTTCCTTAAAGTCCTTCCCTTCCTTCTGCTCCTTCATGATGAGCTGGCAGTAGCGTGCGGCTGTGGTCAGCTGCATCTGATCCAGCGGGCCATAGTCGCCCCACTTATCGCGCTTTTTCCAGCTGTGAACGGTTGCGGGTTTCTCTCCCAGCATTTCAGCAATGCGGGCGATACGGTATCCCTGAAAGTACAGCAGTAAAGCCTGCCTGCGGGGATCGAGGTCGTCGGGGGCGGGTGTCATGTTCATGCAGCCAAAATACGGCCCCGCTGC